GAACAGCCGTCGATCCCTCAACGAGTGTTCCTGCGGTCCAACGCGATTGAGGCCCTGTTCGGTGGAGCGGCTGGCGGCGGGAAGTCGTCAGCACTGTTGATGGCAGCACTTCAGTACGTTGATATTCCGAACTATTCAGCAATGTTGTTCCGTCGCACGTTGGCAGACTTAACGCTGCCGGGTGCGTTGATGGACAGATTTCGTGATTGGACTGCTCATTATGAGGAGGTCCGATTTAATCAAAACACCTATACGGCGGTGTTTCCATCCGGCGCAAGAATTACATTCGGATATTTGAACAATAAAGACGACTATCTTCGCTACAAAGGTGTCGAAGCCCAGTTTATTGGAATGGATGAGGTTACGGAGATTCGAGAGGCCGACTATCGATATTTGTTCTCTCGCTTGCGGCGACCTTCCTCCGGGCCCCTTTCTCAAGTTCCCCTCAGGATGCGCTGTGCGTCCAACCCTGCCCCCAACTGGGTAAGGCAGAGGTTCCTCGTAGAAGGCCCTGAGAAGGGCCGCATTTTCGTTCCTAGCCGTTTGACGGACAACCCGGGCGTGGATGCCGATTCGTATCGTCGGGCGCTGAGAGAGTTGGACCCGGTTGAGCGTGCTCGGCTCGAAATGGGCGACTGGTGGGCTACCAGCCTCGGCTCCCTCTTTGAGCGGTCATCATTTGTTCAGATTGAACAATACGACATTCCCGACCTGACGGATACCCCACCAAGAGCCGTTCGGTTCTGGGACCTTGCCGCCACCGAAGTCTCCGACCGCAACCCGGACCCCGACTGGACCGTCGGCACCCTAATGATGGTTCATCAAGGTGTCTATTACGTCCTTGACGTCAAGCGCATTCGCGAACGAGGCGACAAAGTCGAAGCCCTCATTGCGCAAACCGCAGATGAGGATGGAGTCAACGTTGCCATCCGAATGGAACAAGAACCGGGGTCCGCTGGCAAGGCGCTTGTAGATCAATACGCCCGGTACATCATTCCCGGATACGACTTCAAGGGCGAACGAGCAACCGGCGACAAAGTGTCGCGATCACGACCATTCTCGTCCGCTGTCGCTAACGGCAACGTGCGCGTCGTTCGTGCATCGTGGTTGACCGACTGGTTGGACGAACTATCCGCTTTCCCGGAAGCGGCATACCACGACGACCAAGTAGACTCCGTCGTCGGCGCATTCACCTTCCTCTCCGGGCTTGGACAGAAGAGGCCGGCACGCGCTAGTATCATCGCCTGACCTACTACTGACCTTGGAGTAAATAATGACTTTGATCTTGAATCGCGTTGCCGAATGCCGTCAGGCGCTGGCAAACGTGCTGACTGCTTTAGCGGACGTCGCTACCGACGACATCGAACTGTTGGGTGACGCCATTGTGGCTCTAGACGACTTGCGTGGCGATCTTCTGGTCACGCGCGACGCAGTCGAACGCAACTTCATCGAAGCAATGGGCGACCTGCCCGAAATTGATGTCAATGGCGCATTGCTCGAAGTCCGGCGAAGCGATAGCCGCAAAGCATGGAACCACAAGGACCTTGCTGCCGACCTTGCCAGTCGGCTCGTGCAGATGTCTGTAGACATGGACACTGGCGAAATTATCAAGACCCCAGAAGAACTGCTGCGCGAGGTCATCACCTACGCAGGCGTCTCTTACTGGAAAGTCAAGGCGCTCAATAGTGTTGGCATCTCTGCCGACGACTATTGTGAGGTCACCGAAGGTGGCATGAAAGTTCGCATCAAGCGGCTTTAGTGACATAAAAGTGTGCATCAAGCGGCTTTAGCCGCATCCCTACCAATTATTGGAGTATCACATGGCTACGAAACAGTCCGTTACTGAACCTGTTGCCGACGAGCAGACCGATACGGGAACCGACGAGATGCTGGCATTGCTGGCAGAACCGTTCCCGCGCGAGATGCTTCGGTACCATCAGGGCAAGAAGTTGACCTACGTTCCGGTCGCTGAAGTCATTGCGCGAATGAATCGCGTCCTTGGCGTCAACGGCTGGTCATCTGAGGTCATCAACGTCTGGCGAGAGCCGGACTATCCCGAATGGGTGCTTGCGCACGTTCGCGTTACCGCAACCATCAATGGCGTGCTGGTACAGCGCGATGGGGTTGGCGGACAGCAGGTCAAGAAGTTGCGTTCCGGTAATGGCGTCGTTGACCTTGGTGACGAATACAAGGGCGCAATGTCGGATGCTCTTAAGAAGGCCTGTCAGGGCTACGGCGTCGGTCTGGAACTTGCTCGCACTGATGAGGCGTTGGCTGTTGAGGAGTCCTACACGGCTCCTGCTGCTGATGTGACGACGCATCCGGCATCGGATGAAAACGCGATGGCGAATGCCGTGAGCACGGAAACGTGGACGCAGTTTCAGACGCGCATGGGGCAGTTGTCCAAGGATGAAAAGGCTGCTCTGCGTGAATGGTGGAACGCTACCTACGAGGGGTACGGCAATCCGAGCGCCAAGTTGAGCACCGAGGACATGATCCTCAATGCTCTTGACGCCATTGGCCGCATTGCCCTTGATGTTGCATCGGCGTGAAAAAGTCAGCCGTTTCCGTTATCCAAACCGAACCGGTAGAAGCGGACAAGCGTCCGCAATACTTGTCGCCGTCATCTATCTCCACGTTCCAGCAGTGTCCACTGCGGTATCGGTACAGTCGCATTGATCGTTTGCCGGAACCGTCTACAGCGGCGCAGGTGCTTGGCTCTATCACGCACGAAGTGTTGGAATTCCTGATGGCATTGCCGGCCGAAGAACGAGTTCTTCAGCGAGCACGAACAATCTTGCTTGACCAGTGGGAAGCCAAATGGAAAGACGACGCTGTCGTCGTGGCATTGAGTGACTATGAGCGTCACGAGTTCCGATGGAATGTGTGGAACTGCGTTGGCAACTACTTTCAGTTAGAAGACCCGCGAGAAGTCAATCTTGATGGCATCGAATGCCGTCTGGAAGCATTCATTGAAGATGTTCCCATTTTGGGAATTCTTGACCGATGGAACTACACACCAGACGGCACAGTTGTTATTAGTGACTACAAAACCGGGAAGGTGTCACGACCTCCCTATGATGCTGAAAAGCGTCAGCAGTTAATGGTGTACGTCGAACTGCATGAAACGCTGTTTGACTCCACCGTCAGTAGTGCCGAACTGATCTATCTCAAGAGCAGCGGCAAGCGTGTTGCGTATGAGCCAACGACTGAGGCTCGCGACGGCATGCGAACGGCTGTCAGTTCGGTGTGGGCAGGAATGCAGGCATCATGCGAGACCGGAGAATTTGAGGCTCGCAAGACTCGCCTGTGCGATTGGTGTTCCTTTAAATCACAATGCCCAGCGTGGAGGAGATATTGACATGATGGATGATGACGCATTTGCACGGCTTGTTGCCGAAGAAGTGAAGAACCGAGTCACCCCAGAACAGCGCGAGTACCTGTCGTTGCCGGAAAACATGGACCGGTGGCAGCGTGGGGTTGTGACGCTCATCGAAAATCTGGATAATCAACTTGCTGATCTTGCCGACCGTGAAGACCGTGAGCGTGAACGGTATGAAGCGTTAGGCAAGGATGGGCTCAAAATGCTGGCAGAAATGTTGGCCGACGTTGAGCACCGCAAGAAGAAAGTACAGCGTTTTCGGTATCACGTTGAGCGTCGGCTTGAAGCCATCCAGCGACTTGCTGCCGGGTCATCGGAAGAAATCGAAGAGCGCGCACGCCTTGTCGGGTTCTTGCGGAAGGCCATCGAAGAGCATCAGACGTTGATGATTCGCGCCAACATGGAACCGACTCCTATCGATAAAGCGCTGTGGGAAGCGCTTGAGGGACGATGGGAGTTCGACTCAATTGATGTTGACTCGCTCTTAGAGGACTAACGGTGCAAAAGCCGCGGGCTCGCTCAGTAACCAAGATTGGCGCAGTCTCAACCGACTGGTCGCTTACGGTGGGCGATGCTCGCGGCTTCCCGGCAATGGGTGGCGCTGGATGGGCTCGGCTCGGGCAGGTCAAGCAATACAGTAAAAACCATTGGGTTACTGGAACGATCTGGGCCAACGCTCAGCAAATTGGTGTTCGGTCGTGGGACAACCACAATCATTTAGATTGTCCAGTCGTCGTTATGCAGCGATATATGGATGTTGGCATGGCCGGCATTGTGCGGCGTGCTCAGGGAACTGGTCAGATCGTTATTAATGATGTTGATGATTGGTTTTGGGGTATTCACAAAAACAATGCGGCTTACAATGCTGTAGCCCCATTGGTTAACGTGAGGTCAAATACATCGCACTATCGTGAAACATTGTTGGCTTCAAACGTCGTTACGGTATCTACTCAATTTCTTGCTTGCGAGATTGCCAAATTTGGTGATGTTCGAGTAGAGGTGATTCCCAACGGTGTTGATGCTCGTCGCTATGAGCAGCGACGTCATCGTAAGGCGACGCCGATCATCGGATGGGCTGGATCGACCGGGCATAGGTCGGGCGATTTGACGGTATTGCAAAAACCGTTTGCGGAAATTCGTGATGAGTTCCGTTTTCATCACACTGGCGCAAACGATAGATATCCGACGTTTGCCGAAGAAGTTGGTTTAGCGGAAAAGCAAGTGACAACTTTGCCAATGCTTCCCCCGCACGAATATCCCTACGGTATGGTTTTTGATATTGGTGTTGTGCCGCTTGTGGATATTCCGTTTAATCACGCAAAATCAAACATTAAGGGCCTTGAATATGCTGCTGCTGGCGTACCATTTGTTGCGTCACCGCTTCCCGAGTATGTCGAACTGTCGGAACAGCATCACATTGGCCGGTTAGCAAAAACGTCACGCGATTGGATTCGAGAATTACGAGCGTTGGGCGACTATGAAACTCGTCTTGAGGAAGCCGTTCGACAGCGAGAGGCTGTGTTGGCTTTGAGCGCAAAGCAACAAGCGCGTTTGTGGGATGAACTGATCTGGAGTCTTGCGTGAGGCGGCGATCAGCAAAGCGTGAGGCTGATTATGAATTGCGTCGTCCGCTGGTGCGACGTCTATTAGACGAACGACCGTGGTGCGAGGCTTGTCCCATCTTTGCCGCTCACGACGCAAAGATCACTTATGTTCGGCAGCGAAGTGTTGATATCCATGAGGTGTTAACGCGCGGTCGCGGTGGTTCTATTTTGGATGAATCAAACTTGCTTGCAGTTTGTCGTCCATGTCATCGCCGTATTGGAAATTATCCAACACTTGCTAATGAACTTGGGTTGACGCGCGCTAGTTGGGATGCCGGGCTTTAGGTCTATTTTATTAGTGATTTTTTGGGTCAAATAACCAAACCCAGAGAATTATCAATTGCGACTTGTGTCGCTTGCGCGATCAGGGCTTTTTTACTAGGCTCGGCAGCATGCTGCCGTATGACCCCGTAGGACTAGACCTATCGCTCACTTCCACGGGAATTGCTACCGGAAACTCAACGTGGGCAATCAATGCGAAGGGGCTGAAAGGTCCGCAGCGACTCATACATCTTCGCGATGAAATCATCGAAGCACTTGAGCAGCAATCTGATGAACTGCATTCAGCAAATGGCGTTCTTGTTCTAGTAGAGGGCTATTCATTTGGTTCGCGTAATAGCCATGCGCATGCCCTTGGTGAACTTGGTGGCGTAGTGCGCGTTGCTCTGCACGAAGCAGGGTTTCCTTACGTTGAGGTGCCGCCGACGGTTCGTGCCAAGTTTGCAACCGGTCGTGGTAATGCCGGTAAATCCGAAGTTGTCTCTGCGGTTAGCGCTCGCACGGGGTTGCTTTGGGATGGCGCTGGCAATGAGGACCGATGTGACGCATGGATTCTGCAAGAGATTGGGTACACATTCCTCGGTGAGCCTCGTTTTGAGTGGCCGGCTTCTCATCGATCTGCGTTGACCAAAATTGAGTGGCCTCTTATTGTTACGTTAAATCAAGAAGGAGTTGACTATGGCAATTAACATGCCGCGTCGTAATAACCCTATTTCGCAAGTTGATATTGAAGAAGAAATTCTTCGCTTTTTAGCAATGCTTGAAGAAGAAACTGAAGCCTTTGAACGACTTGCCGAAGATGCCGCTAAGAAAGAAGCCGGCTACAAAGCGGAATGGGCAAAGGCTTATCTGTCGGCGCAGGGCTCCATCAAAGAACGTGAAGCGTGGGCCGACTATCAACTTGCCGACCATGCGATGCAGCATAAGATTGCCGAAGGTCTTGTCAAGGCCAAGCGTGAAAAACTATCGTCCTTGAGGACCGGACTTGATGCTCTCCGAACGCTATCCGCAAATGTGCGCGTGCAGGTTGCTCCATGATTGATGATGATCGGTCCGCTCTCGCCATTGCGTATCACGCAGCACGGCTTTCTCCTGATCCGAGAACGCAAGTCGGCGCATACGTCCTCAACGAAGTTGATGGATCGTATCGCGGTGCAATCGGCCGCAACTATCTCGTGCGTGGTGTATCAATTGATTGGAACGATTCAACTCAAAAAAATGATTACGTTCATCATGCCGAAGAAGCAGCAATCTACAGCGCATGCGCACACGGAATTAAAACGTGGGGCGCTACGCTCTACTGCCCGTGGTCAGCGTGTTTGCGTTGCGCGCGCGCAATTAGTGGGGCAAAAGTGCAGCGGGTTGTTGGACATCGCGATTTGATGCGATTCTCCGGCAAGGTCAATCCGAAATGGACTGCCACTATCGCGAAGTCTCTTCAGGTCTTGGCGAATGCCGGCGTTTGCTGTGATTGGATTGACGGACCGGTTCGGGCAGGGCCCATATTGCACGCTGGCTTTTTGTGGAATCCTGAAACGCTTGAAGGAACAAAACTGTGACGCATCGAATTCACGATTCTCTTGCTGATTTAGCCTTGCCGTTGGATCAGATCATTCCGCTTCCGGGCAATCCTCGCGTTGGGAATGTCGATGCTATTGCGGCATCGTATGAGGAATTTGGACAACTGAAGCCGGTCGTCGTTCATCCCAATGGTGATGGCACTTACACAGTCGTGGCTGGCAACCATCAGGTTGAGGCATGTCGGCGGCTCGGGTGGAGTCATATTGCTGCCGTGCAGATGACGGAAGATCAGCAACGAGCCGTTGCGTTTGCGCTTGTTGATAACCGTGTTTCTGATTTGGGTAAAACCGATCAGGAAGCGTTGCGCGACATGCTTGGCGATGTTGTTGAGGTGTATCCCGAACTGTTTGATGCGGTTGGTTGGGACGACTTTGAAGTCGCCGCTTTGGACAACATTGTGGATTCGTTCAGCGAGGTTGGTACCGGAGCGTCATCTGGCTACGTTCCCCCGACGCTGGTTATTCAACCGGGTACGTCGCTGCCGCCGTTTGGCACCGCCGGACCGATGTCGTTGGCTCCATCTGTAGAAATTGACGACGAGGACGACGATGACGATGACGGTGGCCGCTTTGTGGCTCCGGCTGGGATCGATCAGCGAAGCGCTGCTGTCGGCGGGTCTCCCGTTACCGGGCAAGCCGGAACGCGCAAAACCTCATTCCAATACACCCTTGTATTTGATGACAGTGATCAGATGAAGCGGTGGTGGGATTTTGTTCGTTGGCTGCGAAGCGAGGCGGCTTACGATGGCGAGACCATCGCTGCGAAATTGATGTCGTTTATCGACGCTCATTCCGAAATCTGATTTCTTGACAGCCGGTGCGCATCTTGGTAAGATGCTTTTAGTTACTAGCGAACGGAGTAAAAATGTCGGATCAAATTGATACCGAAAACAAAGTATTGGCTCGCTTGCGCTTGACGGCCGATTACCTAGCAAGTGCCAAACTTGGCGGGTTTGAAGCCAATGTCTCAAACGGTATTGACCTGATTGAACGGTTACGTCACGACGTTCACGAACTTCGTAGGGAAGTTGCTCATCTTCGTGATGAACGCGACGATGCTGTTGTGTGGGCGGAGCGCAGCGGCCGGCTTGTTGGTCTCTTGGTTGGGGAGGAGCCGCTTGTTGCTCCCAATGAGGAGAACAATGTGGAGCGAGATTTTGTGACTCCCCTGCGTGAGCGTTCTGCGGCGTGGGCTCAGGGAGTGGCTGCTGATGCCGCTCTTGATGCTGAGGCCGCTGATGAGATTGAGCGGCTGCGTGCCCTCATCACCGAATGGGCCGACGCGAACGTCTGGTACTACACCACCGATGACGTATCCAACGCTCCGGCTGAGCGAGTGAAAGCGGCGGAAGATGCGCTGCTTAAGGAGGCAGGCCGATGACCGATGACCTCGTAACGCGCCTCCGATACCTGCGGATGGGCCTCGCTGACGATGGCATGGGTGGTGACGCGTTGGTCGTTGGTCAAGCGGCCGACGAGATTGAGCGGCTGCGTGTCCTCATCACCGAATGGGTGGAAGCCTATTTGGACAACACGCGACAAGATGCCGAACACGCGAGTGCCATTGATCGCTACTGCGATGCCGTGGACGCTCTTCTTAAGGAGGCAGGCCAATGACCCGCCAACGCATGTTCCTTGATATGTCGTGCGTCGATGCCGCTCGTGAGCGCATCCGCCACGTTTACGACACCTTTGACACCGTCTGCGTCCAGTTCTCTGGCGGCAAAGACTCCACCGCTGCGCTCTACCTAGCCAAAGAAATCCACGAAGAACGCGGTCTTGGACCGGTCAAGGCCATCTTCCGTGACGAGGAAATGCTCTTGCCCTCCGTTGCCAAATTCGTGGAAGAGGTCTACAACTATGACTGGGTAGACATGGAGTGGTACTGCCTCCCTCAAGGCTCCAACGTATGGGTTCTTGGCCGGCGCGAGTATGTGTTGATGTGGTCGCCTATGCGCGCACGCCAAGGACGGCTTGTGCGCGAGATGCCGCCGTGGGCGATTCGTGCTGAACACTTTGGTTTAGACCCAGCGCAGTCGTTACCCGAGTCCATCGACTACTACACGATGCAGGGTAAGCAGGGTCGGGTAGCGTTCATTACTGGCGTGCGCGCCAACGAGTCGATGATTCGCTACCGCTCGTGCGTTCAGAAATTGCACGAGAACTACATCGTGACGCCGTTCAGAATGAAAAAGTCAATTCCGTTGAAGTTTGCCAAGATCATTTACGACTGGACAACTGCCGACGTAATGAAGTTTCTCATTGAAGAACACAACGCGCCATATTGCGAGTATTACGACACGGCTGCTATCTCCGGCAGCAACGCCCGAGTTGGCATCCCGCTGCACTCTGTCGCTATCCGACGCATCGGTGATGTTCTTGCTACGGAACCTGAGTTCTACGACACGCTTGTTCGCTGCTTTCCGCACATCGATGCTCAGCGCAAACTGTGGTCACAAATCAACGTGGACGCGCTGATCGATTCGTACTCAGACGACTGGAACGGAGTGCGGCGATGTATTGAAGAGAACATGCTTACGCCCGGTTTGAAGCAGCACGCAATGAAGTTTGCGGCTGAGTATCGGAAGAAGTGGGCAACTGACGAATGGTCATATCCAATCGAATGGTGTATTCGTCAGTTGTTGCTGAACGAGTTTGCTGTTACAAGTGCAAGCCCGGTTGGCCCGAAGACGCGCGCATACACTCGCCGTTTGGCTGCTCAGGCTGCATTTGAGGAGCAGCAACAGCAGGAAGCCAATTCTCTAGACGCACAGGATGATTTTCGATGATTAGCAATCTGAACATTGAGCATGTTCCTTACGATGCGGTTCGTCCTGCTTCGTGGAGGACGACGTATACGTTCCGCCCGGAAATGAAGTTGTTGACTCAGTCGCTGATCGATCTTGGTTGGGTGCAGCCAATTGTGGTTCGGCGGCAGGATGCGACGATCATTGATGGGTTTGCGCGCTGGGCGTGCGCTCAGAACGATAAGAACATCTATAAGCGTGACAAAAAGAAGATTCCGGTGGTCTGGGTTGATTGCGATGAAGTGGATGCACTGATTCATCACGTTCGTTTAAACCGGGCTCGCGGAAGTGTTGTTGCAAAGCCGCTAAGCAAGGTTGTATCTATGGCAATTGCGTCTGGCAAATATGACCAAGAGACTCTTCGACTCGCGCTTGGGATGAGCGCCGACGAATTTGACATGCTGCGCGCTCCTCATCTGCTTGTTGCCAAGAACATGAAGGAACACACCTACTCGCGCGCATGGGTGCCCATTGAGGCACCTCCGGTTGCTCAGGTCATCAATGGCCGCAAAATTAAGGCAGCGTCAATGGATATTGAGATTGAGCGTCCGCCGAATCCCGACCGATAGTATTTGCTACACGAAGAAAGTCGTCTTTAGTGGTAACCTCGCAGGGAGTGCGGTAACTCGCATACTGGTTACGCCCTGAGGAGAGCCCTGTGCCGCAGCCGATCAGAACCCCGGATACTGAGCCCGGCAACCGTCGTCGCGCCAACTGGTTGCGCCGGTTGGTGGCTCGTGGCGCTTACCGGATTGCTGACGCCGAAGACCGGCGACGCGCTCGCGTTGATGCTCGGCGTGCTCGGCGCTCTGCTCGGCGCGCCGCTCGTCGCGGCCGCTAATCCGTAGGAGCAGTTATGCTCGTTTCGGTTGACGAGTTGGCGACCTATATGGATCAGCCGCGATTTTCCAACCGTCAAGAAGAGGCAGCAGAACTGGTTCTTGCTGGCGTGCAGTCTGAGTTGGAAACAATCCTTCGTCGGCCCATTGAGGTCGATGAGTTTGTGGAAACTTATACGGTTCCTGAGGATTACCTCATGGGACGGAATTACTACTCGGCGCTTTCCGACGACTTTCTTCCTTTTACGGTTCCGCCATATCCGCTTGCAGTTTTGAATAGTCCGGTCATAGAAATCACGCAAGTTCGATTTAAGCCTGCGCCTGCAATTACCCCAACAGATCAATGGAACTTGTTGACTGCCGGTGTTGACTACACGGTGCGCAAGTGGGGGCTTGATATTTACCGAGTTGCTGCAAACGATCTTGTTGAAGTTACTTACACTGCTGGATTGAATGGCGCAACAATTCCGTTTTTAAAGTTGTCTATTTTGCGTGCTGCGGCACGAGAAATGACAAATCAAGTTGATGATGTTGTCGGTCTTAAAGATTTGCAGACTAATGATGTTAATCAACAACGAACCGGTTTTACGGAAGAAGAAATTCGCGTTCTGAGAAAGTGGCGGCGAAAGCAACCGGTCGGCTAATGACTACGCTTCAAATTAATATTGATACGTCCGAAGCGCAAGCATACTTTCGCTCTATGGAGCGGAAGATGTTGAATTATCGTCCAGTATTTGAAGTCGGACGCGCAGTAATTGCTGCTGCAAATGCTGAAAACTTCACAAGTGCTGGTTTGCGCGTTGGTGGATGGGCTCCACTAAGGCCGGCGACAGTTGCATGGAAGGCGGAAAATGGGTTTCCGCCAAGTCCGCTCATTCGCACAGGTCGCCTTATGGAGTCCTTAACGACCTTGCGAGGCGCTCCAAACGAAATTCGCAGCCATTCGGCAACGTTTGGCACCGATGTTGCCTACGCCAAATATCACCAATATGGAACGCGCCATATGGCTCGCCGTCCAATCGCGTTTGCGCCAGAAGAGGCGGCTGGCGTGCTCGGACGGGCAGCGTTGGGCCATATTGTGCCTGACACGGGCATCTCGCTTGCGTCGCTGACAAGGTCGTTCAGCGGATGACCTACCCGATTTCGCAAGGACCGTGGACGGTCAAGCAAATGGTTACGTCGTATCTCAAAGCGGACCTTCCTCGCCGTCTTGTTGAGTTTCGCAATGCATGGCAGATGGATGATAAAAGCCTGCCCACCCCGGATGCGTACTACTCGCATGAACCCGTCGGATTAGATCATTGGCCGTCAATTATTACGGTTCAACTTTCCACTTCAAAAATGGAACGAATTGATTATTACGGCGGACTAAATCCAATGTACCGCTGCACTTATGGCATGCGCACCTATGTGTGGGCGCGTCACGAGGACCCAGAAGGAGTCACCGAAACTCGCGACCGACTTACTACGGTAGTCAGAACTGCGCTTCTTGATCATCCCTGTCTAGTCAAGGCCACGAGTCATATTGCTCACGACATTGCCCTTGACGAGACGACGATGAGGGAAGAGTTTTCAGACATCACCTACGTCAAGGGTGATCGTGCTGTTGCTGGAGCCTACATCGCGTATGATGTAACCCTTGACGAAGTGGTTGCTAGGGCCAATATTGCCGACGTCGAAGAAATCTCGCTAGGCGTTGATGGAGCGGGCAATATCCAAGCAGACCTGAATGATTTAGTTCAGAACGTGGTGACAAAAATCATCCAGACGTAGGGGGTTTCCGCCAAGATGGATACCTCTCGTGGTACCTTCAGACATAACAGTCGGTAGCCACTTAGCAATTCGCTAAGTTTTCACTACATCACAAACATCGTTCCAGAGGTCAAGGAGGGCTGATGCCCGGTCTGGTCGTCACAACCGGCGTTCGGGTTGGTTCCACCGGAACGGCTGACGCGCCTTCAAGTTCTATGTTCATTGTCGGCACCGCTCAGCGCGGTCCGACGGATGACTACCGTCTTGTGCGCTCGGTCTCTGAAGTGGAATCGGTTTTCGGTGACTACGACAGCGACTCCACGCTGTTCCAGCACCTTCAGACCTTCTTCGAGGAGGGCGGCCAGCAGGCGTATGTCGTGCGAGTCGTGGACACCACGGCTCCCGCGGCGTCTGCGGCTACGACGCTGACGTTCCTTGACTCCAACGACGACCCGGCGTTCACGGTTGACCCGGTTGGTGCTGGCTCGTGGGCCGACGATGGCAACCTCACCGTTGAGGTTTACGCTGGCATCATCAACGAAACGGTCCGAGTCAAGGTCACCTATCGCGAAGAGATTATCTACATCTCGGGCGACCTGACTTCCAACAAGGCCATCAAGGAAGCCCTTGAAGCCAACGTTGGCAATTACGTCACCGCCACCTACGATGACACCGTTGGCATCGCTGTGGCCGATGAGCAGACGTTCACGGGCGGGTACAGCGCGAGCGCTGGCGTCACCGAAACGATGCTCGTGACGGCCCTTAACAAGTTTGTGCCCGAACTTGGTGCCGGCGTCGTCTGCATCCCCGAATACTCGGGCTTCGAGATTTGGGATGGCATCCAGCAGCACTGCTTGGACAACAACCGCATCGGCTTCTGCTCCACGCCGTACACCGAAGGTGATGTTGCTGCGACGTCGCTGGGGGTCGTTAAGGACGCCCTCCTTGGTGACTTCGACGGTGGCAGCCGTCAGGATGGTCCGTACTACGGCACGACCGACGTCGCCAAGACCAACGCTTCGGTGCTGGCATTCTACTGGCCGCATGTCAAGGTGCCGAACGGCACTGGGGGCACGCGAGCCATTTCGCCGGAATCGTTCGCTGCGGCTGCTCGTGCCCGTGCTCACCTTCAGGTCGGCCCGTGGCGTCCGGGCGCTGGCATCATCTCCGCTGGCCGGTTTGCCACGGACCTTGTGTTCCCGGTGAACTCGGTTCTTGGCGAAGAGGCCAACGACTCCCGCATCAACGCTCTGCGGAAGATCGACGGTACGGTCCGTGTCTACGGTGCCCGGTCGGTCTCCGCTGACGAGGACAACTGGCGCTACATCACCTACCGTGACGTCATCAACTACGTTGTGGTTCAGGCAAGCGCCCGTCTGGAGCCGTATGTGTTTGGGGTCATTGACTCCCGGAACAGCATCTTCGGCAATATCGCTGCTGAAATGGTGAACTTGCTTGAGCCGCTTCGGCGTGCTGGTGGTATTTACGAAGGTCGCGACGAGCGCGGCAACGTCGTGGACCGCGGCTACACCGTGGATGTCTCGGAAGCGCTCAACCCGACTCAGCAACTCGCCGCTGGCACCGTTACCGCCAAGGTTGCGTTGCGAGTCTCCAGCGTCGGTGAAATCGTCAACCTGCTCATCTCCAAGTCCGGCCTGACCAGCGCCGTCTGAGTCTCGAAGGAGTAATCCAGAATGGCAAAACTCTCTCAGCGGCAAGTAGTCGCTCAGGTCAAGAGCCACATCGACCCGGTGACGGGCCGCAAGGATGGCCGCGACTGGTGGACTGACGCCCGCCCCTACTTCGCTCAGGTGAATGGTGGCGAGGTTCAGTCGTCGGTTGAGAAGGTCTACGACGGTGGTTCGACGTTCCCTGAGGTGCTTCCGGCTCCTATCGAAGTTGGCGACCTTACGCTGACCCGGCACTACGACCCGGGCGAGCCCGGTGACGAGCAGTCGGACGGTGCGCTGTTGGACTACTACCGTCCCCGTGTGGGTCGGGCCCGGTTCGACGTCAATGTGTACACCATCGACGCTGACGGCAACCAGATCGGGTACACCCGTCAGTACCAGAACGTCCTTCTCGTGAACATCACGGACCCGGAGGGCGACTCGTCCGCTGGTGGTCCGGCGACGTTCTCGCTGACGTTCGCTGTCTCGTCGGTCGCTACGTCGAAGGCTGGCGGCCTCACCGCCTAGACACAAAATTTTCCAGAACATAGTGTTGCTCTAGCGCCCGCCGTATGGCGGGTGCTAGTGTTTGCGGCATGGCTGACACTAACGACATCATCTCTACCCCAACCCCTTCGGCTTCGGCTCGTTCCGCTGCTCGAAACGACCTGACCGATAACGCTACGAGCCCGCGAGTGTTAGACGCTTTGCGTGACGAACTTCAGAAGAAAGTCCGTCGCCCTGACGTCTTCCTTGAGGTGCCGGAGCGTCCGGTCATGGCGATTCGGTTCAGCCCGAATATCACGCAGCACCAGATGCGTGCGTGGCGTCGAAACGCTGGCGAGGAAACGAAGGCCGGTCTGGACTCCGTCAAGTTCGCCTGCTATGTGCTTGCTAACACTTGCACGGGCATCCTCATCAACAACGAGGTCGTCAAGGACGACGAGGGCAGTGAACTCGTGTTTAGTGACGAGCCCATCATCCAGATGGTTGGCGCTAGCACCGTCTCTGAGGCGATCAAGGCGATTTTCGTCATTGAGCCGCACATTGAGGGCGCTGCGCTGGCTGTGATGGAAGCGGCCGGCTTTAGCGACACCGTGGAGCAGGTGGACCCTACGAAGGTGTCCTAGAGTGGTTGAGTAGTGATCCTCGGATCATTACTGCCGCCCGCCTAGGGCAAGCGTTTGGGACTAATCCTCTAGTTTTGTTGGACGTTTCCGACGAAACGTGGGTACTTCTGCACGCCTGTGGTACCGTACTAGCACGCGATAATGAGCGCGAGGCAAAGCAGGCTAAATCGCCTTAGTGGCGATTTATACGGTGGCTAGAAGTGCCAAGAGGTGATTAGCCATTTCTTTTTCGGGCCCTAATCCCAGCACTCGGATCACCATCAACGTTGACGTTGATGACGCTGCTGCGCGCGCCCGCCTAGCGGCGCTGGGGGCGCAACTTCAGCAACTGTCGTCTGATACTGATCGCGTAAACCGCCGCATGGCAAATATTGGCAGTGGCCGCTTTGACGGCCCGGGCGGTGGCGGTGGTGGCCCGGGCGGTGGCGGTGGTGGCCCGGGTACTGGTGGCAGTCGCGGCGGAGGGGGGCGGCGCAGGCGAACGCCCCTAGAGCAGTTTGACCTCAATCTGACAAATAGCGCTAAAGCCTTCAAGGAGATGTTTAGCGCTCTGGGATTTTTATTAAAACCCGTTAAGTTGCTTGGGGCCGAGTTTCTTGTTATGTCGGCAACGCTTCTTGCTTTTAAAGTTGCCGTGGTCTCTGCTGACTTCACAATGCGTGCTGTCCGTTCGTCAATTACGGCATTGGGTGCGGCTGCGGGCGTAGCCGTCGCAGCGTTGGCAGGGTTTTTGGGCTCACAGCGCGAGTACAACGCCG